GCGGCACCATCGACTTGACGTGGCAGGTTTACGATATCTGCCTGATCCAGAAATCGATCTACACGCACCCGAAGGCAGGGATCATTTCGAGCCTGACCGGCGACGGGCTGATGAGCGATTGGCCGAAGCCGGGTACCAGCATTGACGGCGGGTGGACCGTCAACGCCGCGACGGGAGCGTTCGAGGCGAACAAGAGTTACAAGCGGTACAACTACCACGTCGAGTATCGCCAGGTTAACGTCGATCCCAACGATCCCGAGCGCGCGAATACCAACCTCGCCTATTACTACTACGGCGCCGAAGGCGACTATGCGGTGGACTTCCCGGTGTCGGCGATCCAGCAATTCACGCTGTTCGATTGGGCTGCGGATCGCAAGCGCTCCGAGACGATCAAGTGCTCGGTGTATGGCGACATCCAGCCACTGCTAGCCGAGCCGGATCTCGATGAAAACGTCGGCAAGATCAGCATCAGCGCTGCCGATACTGTGACCGATCCGAGTTTCGGGCCGATGCCGATCGGCGACGTGCGCCGCAAATCGTACCTCAACACCGACCGCGGCAACCTGTCGGTGCAGTATCTGATGTTGCTGGCGCGCACCGAGCTTCGGCGACGGGCGCGCGCGGTGGAAGTATCGTGCCGGGTGCCATGGGCGCTCGGTGTCACGGCGAGCCTGCGCAAGAGCGCGCACATCACCGACTACCGGCTGCCGGGCGGCGAAGCGCATGGGAAGATCATCGGCTACACGCTCTCGGCTGCGGGCACTGGCGAGATCGTGGCCGATCTCACCATCGGCTGCGCTATCGGGCTCGACGGCGAGGTGTCGGCGGCGGCGGGCACGGGCAGCTATGTCGATGCCGGCTATGTGGTGGACGGCTACCAGCAGATGCTCGGCGCCGAGATCGCGTTGCCGACCGGCGACATTGTTTACCAGGCGCTCGATACCTTCCCGGTGAACGACGACGGCACCGATCTGCTGACGCTGGACGAAGACAGTGCGGTTGTCAGTCTGACGCTTTCCGGCGGCATGGACACGCAGACCCAGGTTGTCGATAACGTCAGCGATCCCATCGACGCGCTGCGGCAATACCCGACGCGGCTCTGCGTGACCCTGGTTCCGGTTGCCGGGCAGAGCTTCAGCACGGTTTACACGCCCGAGGTGCAGCCGATGCCGATCTCGCGCTGGATCGATCTGGAAGCGCCGGCACCCGGCGTGGCGCGGGCGGCATAGATGGCAGCGAGCTCGGCCGGGCTGTCGTACCAGTACGCCCGGCATCTGCCGCTCAAGCCGACAAGTACCGAGAAGAGCCCCTACTCGTGGTTCCGGCTGCCGGCGCCGGCCGACACGGGCGAGCCGCCGCCGGGCTCGATCTGCTGGGGCACAACGGGTAACATGCCGTCGCCCGTCGCGCTGCGCAGCACGGACTTTAATGTTCGCGACTCAGAGACAGGCCGCAAGTCTCGACCCGTCCGAATCGAGAACCCGGACGACCCGGCGCAATTCATCAACGTGGACCGGGCCGACGAGATAACGTTTAACCGGCGGGAGCCGAAGCCGGCAGCCGGTGCGAACACCGCGGCGAGCGATGCGGGCGGCATCGCGGCCTACGACCCGGCGCGGCAAAAAGCATTTAAGCCGGCGTCTACTGCCCCGGCGACAGATACCAAGGTTGTCGTCGAATACAAATACGGGCCGCCTTCCGGCGTCGGCTACGGGCCTCCCGGCGGTCCCGGCTACGGGCCTCCATCTGGTCCCGGCTACGGCCCGCCTTCCGGATGATCGGCTACGGCTCGGTAGACAAACCCTATACCGAGCACCCGGCCGAGCCGATCCGCGAGGTGCGCTGGGCGGGCGGCCTGGCGGTGAAGTGGAAGGCCGACACCTACGTCCATGCCGGCGGGTTGACGGCGGCGCTGAACAGCCCGACCGGCACGCTCTCGGTTTGGCTGAAGTACAATCTCGATCTGGCGGCTTACCGCGAGTTGACGCTAATCGACGGCAACCTCGTCGCCTATCGGCTGCGGCACGCGCCGGGCGACATGACCGGGCACGGCAGCGGCGACATGAGCGTAGACTTCGCGCCGGGCGATCCGCTCGACATGCGGCCGGTGAGCCTGCGGTTCGATCTGGCGATGGTGAACGAGCCCGGCGTCTACAGCGTCGATAGCACCATCTACGACTTCAACTTTGAAGGCTCGATGGTGAGCGACGGCATTGTGTTCGGCGCGCTCAACAAATGGTGGCACGTCTATTGTGAATGGAACACGCAGACCGGCGCGTTCCTGCTGAAGGTCAACGGCCAGACCGTGGCATCGGCGGCGTTGCCGGGGACCACGGTAGGCACCGAGAGCGACGGTATTTTCGGGTTCGATGTGCCATGGCACCAGCAGCCCGACATGATGGGCCAGGAGTACCGGCGGGCCAATCAGAACACCGTGTTCTTCTGGTGGGATCAGGTGCCGTTCGGCGAATGGGCTTCTGCCCCGACGCCTTACTCTGTCGCCGAGTTCTGGCTCGATCCTGGGCGCACGGGCGTCGGCGTCGATAAGTTTGTGGATACCACAACCGGGCGGCCGAAGAGCCTGGGGGCGAATGGCGAATTGCCGCTGGTCGGGCTGCCCGAGATTGTGCCGGGGCAGACCAAGCCGGCCTTCTATTTCCACCGGGCCGGCGCGCCAAAGACGATCCTCGAAAACCGCGGCCATGCCGGCGCCTTCACCCTAGCGAAGACCATCGCGGAGGGTTCCGGGTTCATGGAGCTTGTGCGGGTGCCGCTCGACCCCGACACGGACGGGCCATTGGATGAACCGGACGCGCCGCACTTTGACCCGCCGACAGGATAGCGCATGCCCGTGATCTACCGCACCGATGGCGCCTGGGGCACCGGCAAGGGCAGCAACCTCGCGCCGGCCGAGGTGGACGGCAATTTCTACGACGTCGATACCCGCGTAACCTTTATCGAAGATAATCCCGTCGAGCCGATCACGCCGACCGCGATCAACATCGAGGGCGGCCTATTCACGATGGGGCTCTCTGACGGCTCGACGCTCGGGCCGATTGTGATGACCTACCCGATGCCGACCTGGCGCGGCGATTGGGGGCCGGGCGTCGCCTATAACGAGATCGACTTTTTCATCGCGCCCGACAATGGGTTCGGCTCGGTGATGATCCCGCACACATCCGCCGCCACCTTCGATTGGGGCGCGCTCGATACCGGCGGCACCGGCTTGCCGGTCTACCGGCAGCTTATCGGCGGCAGCGGCACGACGAGCGGCATCGCCGATCAGGTCGATGTCGCGCTCGGCACACAGGCCGACGACGATCTCCTGATGTGGGACGCTGCGCCTAGCCTGTGGCGCAACCAGACGCCAGCATTTCTGCTCGACAATGCGCTGGGCACGACACAGGGCTCGATCGTCTACCGTAGCGCAACGGCGTGGGTGGCGCTGGCGCCGGGCACCGCGGGGCAAGTGCTGGCGACGGGCGGCGCGGGGGCCAACCCGGCGTGGTCGTCCAGCAGCGGCGGCGGCGGCATCACCCAGCTTACCGGCGATGTGACGGCGGGGCCGGGCAGCGGCAGCCAGGCCGCGACGCTCGCCAATACCGCGGTCACGGCCGGCAGTTACACGCGCGCCAACATCACCGTGGATGGTAAAGGCCGCATCACGGCGGCAGCCAACGGCACGGGCGGCGGCGATGTCGTCGGGCCGGGCAGCGCCGTCAGCGGCAATGTCGCGACCTACAGCGGCACGACCGGCAAGCTCATCGCTGATGGCGGCGCGTCGATTGCCGATCTGAAAAAGCAGGCGATACAGGTCGCCGTGTCCGACGAAACGACGAACCTCACGACCGGAACGGCGAAACTGACCTTCCGCATGCCGTTTGCCATGACATTGACGGCGGTGCGCTCGAGCCTCTCGACGGCGAGCTCGTCGGGGCTGGTCACGGTGGACATCAAGGAAAGCGGCACGACGATCCTCTCTACGGCGCTCTCCATCGATGCAACCGAGAAGACCAGCACGACGGCGGCAACCGCGGCGGTGATCTCCGATACCGCGCTCGCCGACGATGCCGAAATCACGGTGGACATCACGGCGGCCGGCACCGGAGCCAAGGGGCTCAAGGTTACCTTGATCGGTACTAGATGACGGCGCTGATCAACCCGTTCTGGTATGGCGCGGCAGCCGCCACCGATCCATCCTTCGCCAGCGTCGTGCTCTTACTACATTGCGAGGGCGCCAACGGTTCGACGACGATTACCGATAGTTCGAGCCGCGTTCACGTTCCGAATGCAACGCTTAACTCCAGCTTGACGACAGCGCAGCAGAAATTTGGCAGTTCTGCGTGGGGTAATTCTGCGAGCAATGGTGCCATACAATATGTCGATGACCCGGATTGGGACTTCGGCGCCGGGCAGTTTACGGCCGAAGCGTGGATCAGGTCCACGGGGACCATATCAGGCCAACAATACATTTTTTCCCAATTTCGTAATTCATCAAGTACCAATCAAGCTTGGGCCGTGAGGTTCAACGGTGCCGCCGCTCCCGGTTACTTAGATTTTGTATATACGACAAACGGATCGACGGAGGTTTATGTTTCTGGCGCTTACCTGCCGCCGACCAACACCTGGACGCACCTTGCGGTCGACCGAGATGCCAGCAATGTAGTCCGTCTTTATGCCGATGGTGTCGTTAAGGGTTCCGGCACTGCGGCAGCGACAATCTTTAACAGCACAAGGCCGCTGCATATCGGCAACGACGCACTGCAAGGCACTGGGTTTATCGGGCAGATTGACGACGTTAGGATCACCAAGGGCGTGGGGCGCTATGGTGGAGCCTTCACGCCGCCGACCGCGGCGTTCCCGAACTCGTGATCGATGCGCTGCTGATCGCCGCGGCCTCGTGGGTGTTGCTCCACCGGGCCGACGGCGGAATTGTCGCCGTCATGCCGTCGCATATCACCAGCATGCACGCAAAGGCGCCGCCGCCGCACACCAACAAGATATCGCCAGCCGCAGCGCAATGCGTGCTGTGGCTGGCCGATGGAAGAATGCTCGCCGTGATCGAGCCGTGCGATGTGGTGCGGCGACTGTTGAAAGAAGCGGAATGACGCTGATCTGCGAGCCGGGGAGGATCACCGGATGATCTTAGAAATATTGTTCGTCGTCTTTATGGCGATCTGGTTTCTGACCTGTTTGCCGGTGCCGCAGATCGCGCAATTCAGTTGGGCCAACAGCATACTCGCGTTCATTTGCGTGTTGATGCTCGGGCTCTACCTTTTCCTCCCCGCATTGCGTGGGTAGCTATCGCGGACCGTGCCCGTCCATGATTCGGGTTGAAAGCGGATCTTGCACGATGGGCTCGGGCGCCTTCGGTTGGGGCTTCGATCTCGAAACGGTATAGCAATTCCCGCCCGAGCAGTCGGTAGTGCTGTGCGAGTACGGGCTGTCGTACTCGGACCAGCATTTGTAGACCTTGGACCACTTGTCGCGGGAGCAGTTGCTTTCATAGGTCGAGTCGGCAGATGCCGGCGCGGCGGCGAAGCCGGCGAGACAGGCGACGAGAGCGGCTGTTAAAATCCGGTAAGCCATGATCGGACGACCTCCTGTATGGTCCGGTTGCGGTTAGGCGTCGGGCGGGCGGTGTAAACCCGTCCGGTGCCGCCTCGAACACATGGGCGGACCCGGCAACCGGCGGCCTGATAATACCGGCCAGAAAATTGATTTTGGCTTCACGACGCGGATCAAAAAATGTCGTGCCTTCATATCGCCAGCGCCCATGCGAGGCCGGCTAGCAGCAGGCCGACGAGAAACGCCTCGATGCGGGTCGTCATCATCGCCGCGTCCCGCAATTAAAGCCTTCGATACAATCCCAGCCCGGCGGGAAGGCCGAGCCCTGCCGGCAGACCATCGCTGCCGGTGGGTCGTCGGCGAGCCAGCGGCCGGCGGCGATGGCGTCGCGGGCGGCCTCACAGGTGGCGCGGCTGGTGGTGGCGACCGTCTCCTGGCGCTCGGCCGACCACGACAGCAAGAGGACGTGCGGGTCGAAGGCGAGGGCGGCGGCGAGGAACAGGCCGGCAACGCGCCCGCCGTCCCGTGCCAATACCGTGACTCTATAAACCGGTTTCGTTCTGTTTTTGCCGGTTTGAGCCGGTTTGATTTTGTCGCTAAGTGTTTGGAAAGTATGGCGGACCCGATACGATTCGAACGTACGACCTCTGCCTTCGGAGGGCAGCGCGGGCGGCCCAATTAGCTCAATCATTTGAAGCCATTAGCAAGGCGGCCACAGCGCCCGTGTCAATACCGTGCCAGAATGCGGTGATGGCCTCGGCGTGCCCCTCGGGCAGAAGGTGCACATAGCGCTCGACCTGATCGAGCGACGCCCAGCCGCCTTCCAGCTTTAGCAAGAGCGGGTCGCGGTGCACGGCGTAGTGCCAGGAAGCCCAGGTGTGGCGCAGATCGTGTTGCGTCAGCTCCGGGTTTACCCCGGCGCGCCGCTTGGTGGCGGCCCAGGCGGTCTTCATCTGGCCGCCGCCTTGGCGCTCACGATCGGCATAAGGCTGCCCGTCTGGCCGGCGGATGATGCTCCCCTCGCGATAATCGAGATTAGCGAGAGTGGCGACGAGGCCTGGCGGCAACACCGCCCGGCGAGGTTTTCCGCCTTTGGTGCGCCAGAAGATGATGCGGCCGCCTTGTAGGTCGACATCGCGCCAGTCGGCTTCGAGCGCTTCCGACATGCGCGGGCCGCAGCCGAGCACCAGTTCGATCAGGAGCCGCAGCGACGGCCCGGCTGCCGCGAGCAGCGAAGAGGCTTCGTGCGGCAGCAGATAGACCGTGCGCCCATCCGCTTCCCGCGGCACCTCGAACAGGGGAGGATCACACCAGCCCTGCCGGTAAGCATGATTGAGGATCGCCCGCAGCGGGGTAATAACGCCGCGCTTCAAGGTGGCGGGGCTGGCATCGGGGACTAGCATGCGCCGCGCGATGCGGTTGACCAGTTGCTGGTTGACGTCCTTCAGCTTGACGTCGCCGGCGGCGATCAGGATGCGGTTGAGGCGCGCCTTGGTGCTGTTCGAGCGCGGCAGGGTGTCGAGGTAGGAGGTCACCGCCTCGGCGAAGGGGCGAGTGCCACGACGCGGCCCGTGCCACTCGGCGCGCAGGAGCTCGGTTTCGAGAGCGGCGGCTTCTTCCTGCGCGAGGCGAGGGTTGTCGCTCGAAGCGCGTTTTCGTACGCGCTCCCCCGCGACCGTGCCGACGATCGTGATGGCGCCGGTGTCGGGCCGTCGTTCGATCCTGAGTCCTGATCCCCTGCGTGGCACCGCAGCGCCTCCTCTAAGGATGAAAGTGCACGTCGGTCGAAGCGCACGGTATGGCCGTAGCGCAAGACCTCGACGGTCTTATCGCGGATCACCTTGCGCAACTGGCGTTCGGTCATCCGGTAATGCTGGGCGACCTCTTCCAGGGTCAGCGGCGGGTCGCCGGGACCGGGAAGAACGAGGCCAGGGGCTGTGGGGGCAGCCATCGGCACTCTCCTTAAAGCGCGGATATGTGAAAAAAACCACCTGTCAGCCATCATAGGCGCGGCAAAAACCGCTTGTCCATAGGAGGGCGAGAAAATTCACCGAATCACCCAGCATGGGGTTGCGTGCGGCTTTAAGTCACGCGTAGCATGTCCGGTAGCAACGCCTCGGAACGGGAGGATGCAGTTGGCGAACCCCAAGAAGCCGCTTGGCCCACTCGTCCCAATTGCCGACGCTCCCATCAAGGACGGTGAGCTTTATGGCCCCTGCCTCCTGATCCCCGGCCGCAACCGGCGTTGGACCATCGGCGAATGGGACGGCACCAGTTGGCACGATCTCGATAACGGTCCCCTGGACCCAACCCACTATTTGCTGTTGCCGCCTGAAGAAGAGGAGTGATCGCCGTTAAGCACTCGCTCCATCACCTGCCGCATCAATTCGCATGGGTCCACGCCCGCCCCGTCGTCGGAGGCGACGTAAACCAGGGCCGCAATTTGCGCCGTCATCATCCGGGCCGCCACCGTGATGCGTTTCAGCTTTTCGCTATCAACCGGCAGCGGCACCTCTTCCGACACCTCGGCCACGCCAAACAATTCAGCAGGCGACACATCGAGGGTTTTCGCCAGATTGAGAAGGAGGTTGGTCGAGCGGCCTTCCTGCGGCCTGGAAAAATAACGGTGAGTGATGCCGGCCGTTTCGAGGGCCGCGCGCATACTCAACCCTTTAGTCTTCGCCAGGGTCTGCACACGTTTTTTGAACGCCGCATCATCCCATAGAGCGTCTACCACGGCGCACCTCCGTGCTGGTCGGCACATGGACAAACTGTCCGCTCCCCCATACGTGAAAATTTTCACCGTTTCCAGGTAAAACATATGGTTAACATAATGTAGTTTTTTTCACTTGAGCGGGTAATTTGAAACGCGCAAAGTCGGGGTATGATCAGCCCCGCCGACCTGCTCAGACTGGCCCGCCTCTACGCAGCGGCCGAGGGTGTGTCGCTCTACACCGTCGGGCGCCGGGCCTGCGGCGGCAATAACCGGATCTTCCGCCGCCTCGAAGAGGGGCACGGCGCCAACACCCGGACGCTAGCCCAAATCGAGACATGGTTCCGGGCCAATTGGCCGCAGAATGCTCCCTGGCCCGCCAACCTGGCGCCCGGCCCCCTGTCACAGCGACGGCGCCGGAAGGTGCCAGAGGACGATAGCGAGCCCGGGAGCGATGTGTCTTGCGCCGTGGCGGGCGAGCCATGACCGACCGCCGCGACATGCCGAGCTTCCAGGGCGAGGCCGACGCGCTGGCGCGGGTCATCGCAGAGGCGCTCGGCGCCGAGCACAACGTCGCCGAACCCGATCTCGTGCGGCTGCTCGTCGAGGCGATGGAGCACGCCTGGCTGGTCGGCGCCGGGGAGCGGGTGCCGTGACCGGCCGGCTGCCCGTGTGCGAGGAGAGCGGCATCGCCGAGCGCCTGGCCGAGATCCAGGCCGAGCGCATGACCCGCATCGCCGGCTGCGCCTGCCCGCAGCGCACCACGCAGGGCGAGGTCGTGCATGTGACCGACTGCCCGCTCGGGGCGCTTGGCCCGGCCGCGATGGGCTCGCCGTCGCAGATCAGCCTCGTGCTCGCCGCTGTCGAGCGGCTGCGGGCGAAGCGCAAGCACCCGACGCTGCCGAGCGCTGACGAGCTGCTGGCTGAAGGCCACGCCGCGATAGAGGCCGCGCGGCACCGGGTGCTGAGATGAAACCGAGATAGGGGCCGAGCGCCCCTTAACGCCGGTTTAACGCGCGCGTTCCGGCCTTCAAAAACGCGGCATTGATAGGAGGTAACCTTGAACACCCTCGACTCAACATTGCCGGTCACGGTGGCCGAACTCGCGACGCTCCGTAAGTCGCCGCGCACGGGTAATCTCAACGACGAAACAGACCTCATCAACACGAAACTTTGGGAAAACCCGGAATACCGGAAGTGGTTCGAGGCCCTTTGGGCATCCGACACCATCGAAGGCTCGTTTCATGACGATGACCACGAAGCGGCTCGCATGATTCGCGAGTACGCCAAGGAGCACCAGTTCCCGATCGCCGCCAATGCCAAAATCGCGTCGATCATGCGCTCCCTCGGTGTGGTTCACCGCCGCTTCACCGGGATGAGCCGGAAGGAGCGTCAGCAGTCCGTTCGTGGCGAGCGCGTCGTTATGAACGAAGCCGCCGACTAAAGAAACGGAACGCGGGGCGGTCTTCGGGCCGCCTCGTATTCGAGCGGGAGATTGGCGATGGTGAACGAAAACGTCTTTCAACTACCGACGCTGCTAGAACGGCTGGCAAGCGAGATCAACGCTCATCTGAAGCGCGACGCGCAGAACCATGAGGAGTGGGTCGAGATTCAGACCGGCCTCTGCACTCGGCTTGCCGAGGCGCGTAGGCAATTCCCGGCCAACATTGAGTTCGGCCAGTGGTGCGAAGCCTGTGGGTTCGGCGACGCTGTTATCAATCACCAGACCCGCGCCGCCGAAATTACGATGGGGCAGCAGCCCGAGGCATTGCGAAAATGTCTTGAGGCGACGAAGCGGCGTTCTTTGGAGGTAATTTATCGAAAAGAATTTAGTCGTTTTACGAACGTTCGTAAGACGAGTTCCCGACGTAAGCAAAAGCTGGACTTGGGGCGCCCATCGAAGGCATTTGAAAAAGCAAAAACGGCATTCGAGGAGTTGGAGGCTAAAGGCGAGCCCTTTACCGCGGATGATGTTGCCGAAAAAGCCGGCACCAGCAGCACACCCGTAAGAAGGGTTTTCGCCTACAAGCAGGCCGAGGTCGAACTCGACCCGCTAACGCCGGCTGAGATGCGCAAAAGCATGCTCAAACGCTATGAGCTTGCGGTCAAGAAGGCGCGATTGGAGATCCGCGAGGAACTGAAATCCGAGGTCTATAAAGAACTAGACGTGTTTGTGCGTCACATCAAAGAGCGGTCCGATCGGGCTGACCGGATCATCGGCGGTTACAAAGGCACGATGAGCAAGGAGACATTCCGCAAAATCAGGGCGTGCCTGCATCCCGACCACAACACCTTCAAATTCGCGGCCGAGGCGTTGCAGGCGTTCAGTGAATTGGAAGCTGTACTCGTCAAGCCGGATGACCCAACCGTCCGCGCTGGCCCGCCACTACCTACAACAGCCGCGGAGCTTATGGCGCGGCGCCGGCAGCGGTGACCCGCATCCTCGCCATCGACGGCGCCGCGGCAGCCGGCAAAATGAAACGCCGGTCGTGTGAGGACCGGCGCTTCGCTTCGGTAGGAGCAGGCGATGCCCAAACGTCGTCGGCTATAGTGAAACGCCGGCCAATGCCGGCCGGCGCCACCGTGGGCGAAAGCGATGCGTACACATCGTCGCCTCCTGCACCTGATTATTGTGATTTGGCCCTTCCGGGTCAAGGTCACCCTAATCTGGTAGCAGGGAGGGAGTCCGGCCTCGCGCCGGGCTCCTTCCCCCGGAGCCGGCCATGATCATCGCCGGCTGCGATCCGGGCGCGGATGGTGCGGTCTGCTTCATCGACGCCGAAACAATGCGTGTCCTACATCTGATTGACATGCCCATGTCGGCCGGCGAGCTGCGGGTGCGCGAACTCGCGACCGACCTCCTGGCCGCGCTCGACGGCCGCCGCTGCGGGCATATGTGGATCGAGCGCCAGGCGCCGTGGGCCGGTGGAAACCGCACAATCGGCGCCCTAAGCGCCTTCAATTTGGGCCGACGATTCATGGCCATTGAGGCGATCGCCGCCTGCCACGGCTGGCCCTACGAATTCGTCTCGGCCGCCAAGTGGAAGCGGCATTACGGCATCGCCGCCACGAAGTCGCTGGCTCTCCACATGGCCGGCAAGCTCATGCCGGAAGACGCGGGTCTGTGGACCGCGCGCCGCGGCTACTGCACCCGCGCCCGCGGTATCGGCCGCGCGGAAGCTGCGCTTATCGCACTTTTTGGAATTAGGTCATTTAACAACATCGCCACAGGGGCCGCGGCATGAACCCGCTGCTGGCTGCGGGGCGCTTTGCTGCCGGCATCTTGCTGCTGTCGGCGGCGCCGCTGGTCGTCGCCGTCGTGCTGCTCGGCCTCGCCATGCTGATGGCGCCGCCATGAGCGACTGGGTTTCTGGATACCGCGCTGCGCTCGCCGATGTTGAGCGGTTGATGCCCGGCCGGGCCGCCAGATGGCCACACGGGCTAACTATGGACGTGGTGGTTCGGCTGCTCGCCGACCTCGACCAGGACGCGCTGGTCATCGAGCGCGAGCAAGACAACCGCATCCGACGCCGCCGCCTCACCGCCGCGCGCGAGGCCACGCTGTTCGACGAGCTGCCGCCATGACGGTACGGGTAGAGCATATCGGCGCCGCCACGCTGTACCTTGGCGATGCACGCGACGTACTGCCGACGCTCGCCGACGCCTCTATCGACTTCATTTTCACCGACCCGCCATACGGGCACAACAACAACAACAATGACCTCATACGCCGCTGGGAAGCCGCCCTTGGCCGGCTTCCCAGCAACGCAGATATACCGCTTGGCCGACCGATAACTAACGACGGCGGCGAGGCCGACCCTCTTGTGCGCTGGTTTTACGGCGAAGCAAATCGCCTGCTTGGTCGCGGCTGCTGCTGCTGCTGCTGCGGCGGCGGGGGCGGCCCGGACCCGCAATTTGCGCGGTGGTCGCTGTGGATGGACGAGGCAATCGGCTTCAAGCAGATGGTGGTCTGGGACAAAGGACCGATGGGTATGGGCTGGCACTATCGCCGCTCATACGAAACGGTGCTGGTAGGCGAAAAACGCGGCGGCGCATGCCGCTGGTTCGACGCGACCGGCGCTGTCGAGAATGTCATTCGGCCGGGAAAGATCCGGAAAATCATTCCGACCGCGGACCAACACCCAACACCAAAAGACCCAAACCTCGCGCTGCACTTTATCCGACTGCATACCGAGCCCAGCCATCTCGTGCTCGATCCGTTTATGGGCGCGGGCTCGACAATGACCGCAGCCATTAACGCCGGCCGCCGGTTCGTCGGCGTCGAGATTGATGAACGCTGGTTCGATGTTGCCCATGCAGAGGCGCAACGACTGCTCGGGCTGCACGCACTATTCGAGCCGGCCGCACGCCCGGTGCAGATGAACCTGTGTCTGACGCCCGAAGAAGACGCCGCCGACAGCCTGCTCTCCTACAACGCCGCGGTCATGGCAATCGGCGAGCGCGTCAAAGCCGGCGCGCCCGTGCCCGAGTTCATGCTGTCGCGGAAGGCGCCGCCATGAGCGACTACATCCCGTTCGACATCGGGAGCTGGAAGTCGGGGAAGCCCCTTGAGTGCTTCCATCACGGGCAGCAGTTCGGCGGCCCGGTTCTGCAGGTCAGCCCCGAACCCGGCGTGGTTATCATCCGAAACTACTGCGGTCCGTGTCTGCTGGAGGTGCTGCGCGACTGCACCGCGTGGGCGCCATGAGCGCCGACCGCGACCTCGCCGAGGCGATCTATCAAGAGATCATCTCGGCAGAGCACGTCGAGTACGCCCTCGAAGTGTGGCGCGAAGCGCTGCTCCTGAAAACATGGAGCGATATCGACCGCATGAAGTCGGTGCTCGCCCACACCAGCAGCGCCGCCATCGATGCCGTGCTCGCCCGCCGCCTGCGCGAGGCCGCCCGCACCGGACCGTGGGACACGCCATGATGTTGCGAATCTTCCCACCCTCTCCTATCTTCCAAGGGCAGCCGGGGGAGCTGAACACTCCCCCGACGCCCTGTCCCTACAGACGGATGCGGAGCTTAAGCCGCAACCGCAGCCGCCCGAAGGACAGGAGAAGCTGGATTTGCATCCGACTTCTCCTTGGTCAGCCGCAGGGGACCATCCCCCTGCGGCATCCCCAGCATACTCACATCGCCGCCACGGTGCTCGCATGAGCGAAGTGGCGCGCGAGGTCCGCGAAATTGAATCAACCGGCGCCTGGCTCGATTGGCGCCGCGAAGACCTGACGGCATCCCGCATCCCGGCACTCTGGAACCTGCACCCATACCTGTCGCGCGAGCAGCTCGCCGACATCATGCGGGCCACGACCTCGGCTGGCAGCGGCACGCCACCCGACAACAGCGCGATGCGCCGGGGCCGTATCTTCGAGGCCGCCGTTGCTGCCGCCATTGCCGAAGAGCGGCCCGAGTGGACGCTGACCAAGGCGACCACCTATCACCGCATCCCGTCATTGCGCGTCGGCTGCACGCCGGATTATTTCGCGACCTCCACGCTGCCGAAAGAACCGAGGCGCGGCATCATCCAAATCAAAACGGCGGCGCCGAGGGTTTGGGAGAAGTGGCACGGCCGCGCGCCACTGCCATACATCGTCCAAACACTCACCGAGGCCGTTGTCTGCGACTGTGCGTGGGCGTGGCTCGTCATCATGGTGATGAGCGATAGCTACCCCGTCCATTATTTCGCCGTGCGGCGCCATGCCGAGGCCGAGGCGCGCATCCTGGCCGCTGCGGCGCAGTGGTGGAGCGAGTTTGATTCAGGTGCCCTGCCGGGCACCGCAGCCGGCGCCGCCGAGCTTGAGGCGGCATTCGACGACGGCAGCCATGTGGACCTCAGTACGGACAATTACCTGTGCGCCGCCTTACCCGAGCGAGAAGCGCTGAAGGCGCAGTGCAGCGCCGCCGAGAAGCAGATCGCCGAGATTGATGCCGCGCTGAAAGCTGCCATGGGCGCAGCCGCCACAGCATATGTGCCCGGCTATTCGATCTCGTGGAAGACGCAACACCGCCGCGAAACGGTGATCGCCGCCCGCGATATTAGAGTGTTGCGCGTCCGCGCCGTCGATGAACAGGAGGCAACCGATGCCGCAGAATGAAGTGGTGACACTGCCCGCCCGGCCCGGTGCCATGCACCGCATGGAGGACATCGAGAAGCTCGCCGATGCGGTTGCCCGCAGCCGCATGTTCGGCATCACCACGAAGGAGCAAGCCCTTGTGCTGATGGCGATATCGCAGGCCGAAGGCCGCCACCCGGCAGAAGCCGCACGCGACTACAACATCATCCAAGGGCGCCCGGCGAAAACCTCCGAGGCGATGATGCGCGACTTCATCCATGCCGGCGGTCGGGTCGAGTGGCACGCGCTGTCGGACGACGTGGCGGACGCCACCTTCAGCCACCCGCAAGGCGGCACCATCCGCATTGTCTGGGATACCGCACGCGCTGCCAAAGCCGGCCTTGCCTCCAAAGACATGTGGCGCAAGTTCCCCCGCCAGATGATGCGCAGCCGCTGTGTCAGTGAAGGCGTCCGCACCGTCTGCCCGATGGCGACATCTGGCATGTATGTGCCAGAGGAGGTGCGGGACATGCCGACAATGGCACTGCCGGAAGCCGCCTCCGACACCACCTCTGACCTTGACCACTTCGCCGCCAACTTCGATGCCACAACAGGTGAAGCGGAGCCGCCGCCGCCCTATTCCGTGCTGGCTGATGCGCGCGAAGCCGCCGAGCGCGGCACCGACGCCTTCCGCGCCCACTGGCTCGGTCTGTCACCGTTCGAGCGAGACACCATCCGGCAGCATTTGGACGAGTTCCAACGCACTGCCAAAACCGCCGACGACCCGTTCGGGTTGCCACCAGTCGCACCATCGGAACAGCCGCAGGCCGACCCCCACATTGCTCGGCCTGAGGCTGGGCCGGCGTCGGTCAGTTCCCCTGCCGACGCCGGCCAACCCTTTGCACCCGGCGATGTTTTCGCCGAGTTGGACCACGAGGCACGCGCTGCAACACGCGATGGCAAGGCGGCGCTCGATGCATGGTGGAAGACGTTGCGCAAAGGTGACAAAGACCTATTGCAGCCCTTCCGGCCGGAGTACGACCGGCTTGCCGCCGAGGCCGACGCACAGCGGGGTCTGGCGCTGTGACGTGGCACGCCGCATATCGCATCGCCGACGAGCAGGTCGCGTACTGGCAGCAGGCCGGTGTCACCGCACGCGAGGCGCAAATAGCGCTGCAACACGATTACCCGACATCGTGGTTTCTGGTGCGGCGGAAGCTGGCGCGGTGGGTGATGGCGCACGGCGAGATGTGGGAGGAGTGAATGCCGAGCAAGGTCCGGCGCATCGACTACTCGCCCGACGAGTGGATCGCCGGCACGTTGGTGCTCACGGTGGAGGAAGAAGGACTCTATTCGCGTCTTGTCGCACGCATCTACAGCCGCGGCGGCCCGCTGGAAATGGACGGGCTGGCGGCCTATTGCCGGTGCGATCCGCGACGGTTTTCGCGCCTACTCCAAGCTCTTGTAAAGAAAGGGAAAGTCAAAAAGATCGGCGAGAGATTGACGATAGATCGCTGCGAAGTCGAGCTGAAGTCGGCGAGAGATCGCGTCGATGTCGCGCGGAAGTTGGCGGCAGAACGCTGGAAATCCAATGGGGTAGCCGATGCGGCCCCGCAATCCAAACCATCAACTACCAACCATCAACCATCAAAGAAGAAGAAAAGAAGCCCCCCCATAAAGCCCCCCCCAAAAAATCGGCCGGCGCCTACCGCGCCTGACGGCGCCAATCTCAATTCGCCGCGCCTCGTTGTGGAGAACCCGAATGTCAGAGGAACCCGGCTTCCGGCCGATTGGCAACCTAGTGCAGCGGATTGCGAGTTCGCTTATGCCCACGGACTCGACCCCGCCGAGGTTGCCGACCAGTTCGCCGACTACTGGCGCGCTGAAGCAGGCCCCCGAGCGCTCAAACGCGATTGGGCCGCGGCCTGGCGAAATTGGTGCCGACGCCAGCACCAGCCCCGACGAGATCGATCGGAACCTGCTGGCTGGCTTGCCGCCCTCCGTCGCGTCCGCCTTGCGGGAGACTGCTAGGGAGTTCGTCGACCCGGTCTACGGGTTCGATGCCGAGTTCACCGGATACTCGCTCGCCGACAGCATCCCGGCACGTGACCGACAAGCCGCGCTCGGCATGGTCGGCGCCGCTCTCATCCCCGCCGCCACTGCGTTCGTCGGGCAGGAACTCGCCAGACTGCGAGCTTCCACCAAAGCCCGCCCAGAGGGGGAGGACGAAACCGCCATGCGGTTTCAGGTGCTCGCCGAGGTATGCCAGGACTATCCGCCGGATGTCGTGCGCCACGCGCTGCGCGGCTGGGCCAAGCGCGAAGTGTTCTTCCCGGCACTCGCCGAAATTCGCGACGAATTGCAGCGCACCAGCAGGCGCCGCCGCGCCCTGCTCGAGTGCATCAGCGAAGCGAAGACCCATCTCGCCGAGGCCGCCGAATGAGCGACCGGCGCCAGGAACATCGCTGTGTGAGCTGCCGGTTTTGGCACGGCCCCTACACGCAGGAATGCCACCGTCACTCGCCGGTTCATGTGCCAACTGAGTTTTCCGCACTCGCGTTGGCACTGAGCCGCACCGATCCCG